TCAGCTGATCGCGACCGCCTCGTCGAAGCGCACCGCGCCGACGCACCTTTGCGCCTCGTCGAGCACTTCGATGTGGTGGCTGCCGACGAGGTGGCCGCTGCGCACGCTTTCCGCGGCCATGATGCGCGCTTCGACGACGGCGCGGGCCATGGCGGCCTCGTCGCCGTCGAGTTCGATGCCCTCCGCATCCATGGTAATTTCGTCGTTGAAGATGTTGAAGTAGTATAGCGGCATGCCCCGCAAGCGTGCGGGGCGAGAGCGCGGTTCCAGAATTGCGCAAATGCTAACGGTAGCGACCACCGCTGAGGTGGCAAACGAACCATATAGGCAAAAAGTCCTTGACAGCGTGACGCTATTTGGCTAGACAAGCCGAAGATCGGAAAATTGCGATTCGCCCGGCAAGGCGGCCCGTCAGGGTCGCCTTTGTCGTTCTGCGCCGGCGGTTCTCGAAAGCGAACCGCCCGGCCGGCGGTCGCGCATCGGACAAGGGGTCACATCATGGCAAGTGCTCGCAAGACGGCGTCACCGCGCCGGCAAAAGCCGCGCCCTGGAAAGAATTGGCAGGCGAAGTTCCTCGCCCGCCTCGGGGAGACCAGCAACGTCACCGCCGCGGCGGAAGCGGGCAGGGTCAGCCTCAGCCACGTTTACAAGCAGCGGCGTACCGACGCCCAGTTCGCGCGCGCCTGGTTCGATGCGCTGGCCGAGGGATACGACAATCTCGAGATGGAGCTGCTCCAGCATCTGCGCGCCGGCAAGGGCGAGGAGGCGGGCGCATCGTCGGCCAGGGCCAGGTTCGACACCGCCACCGCCTTTCGCTGCCTCGCCGCCCACCGCGAAAGCGTGGCGCGCGAGAAGGGGCGGCGCACGCTGGCGGAGGAGGTCGCGACCATCGAGAGCATCAACGCCAAGATCGACCGGCTGCGCCTGAACGAAAAAGCCGCGACCAAGGCGATCGCCGCGGCGCGCAAGAGCAATCGGGGCCGCCGGTCCTCATACAGCGGAGCGCTAGGACCGCAGGAAGGCAAAGGGGCTGGCCATGCCGAATAAGCAACCACCCTCGCGCGGGGCATGGCTGCGGCGCTTCGGCGCGGACGGCGCGCGCGACCGGGCGGAACTCGGCGCGTCGCTGGATCCGCACGAACTGGCCGCGCTCGGCAGCTATTACTGGCAAGGCTGGGCGCGCGACCGGCAGCTTCCGCCCGAGCGGGCGTGGCGGACCTGGCTGATTTGCGCCGGTCGTGGGTTCGGGAAGACACGAGCGGGTGCCGAATGGGTTCGCGATATTGCCCGCCATGACGGTAATGCGCGGATCGCGCTCGTCGGCGCGAGCCTCGCCGAGGTTCGCCAGGTGATGGTCGAGGGCGACAGCGGTGTGCTGGCCGCCTCCCCCGGTGCGCTGGCCCCGCAGTACGAGCCTTCGCTCCGGCGGCTCACTTGGGAGAACGGCGCGATCGCCTGGCTCTACTCCGCCGCCGAGCCGGATGCCTTGCGCGGGCCGCAGCACAGCCACGCCTGGTGCGACGAGATCGCCAAGTGGGAGAACGCCAACGGCCGCGCCACCGCGGCCTGGGACAATCTGCAACTCACCATGCGGCTGGGCGCGGGGCCCCGCGTACTCGCCACCACCACGCCGCGCCAGTCGGAGCTGATGCACCGCCTGCTGGCCGATGCGGAGCGCGGGCAGGTGGTGATGGCGCGCGGCAAAACCGTGGAGGCGCGCCAGATCCTCCCCGCGGACTACTTCCGCGCCATGATCGAGCAATATGAGGAGAGCCATTTCGGCCGCCAGGAGCTCGACGGCGAGCTGGCGGACGGCGCCGAGGGCGCGCTGTGGACCCGCGACCTGCTCGAGCGGTGCCGCGCCACGGGGCCGCTGCCCGACGCGCGGCGGGTCGTGGTGGCGGTCGATCCGCCGGCATCTGCGACCGGCGACGCCTGCGGGATCGTGGTCGCCGAGCTTGGCATGGACGGCATCGCCACGGTGCGCGCCGACTGCACCGTCTCGCGCGCCAGCCCCGAGCGCTGGGCGCAGGCGGTGGCGAAAGCGGCACGCGAATGGGGCGCCGACCGCGTCGTGGCGGAGAAGAACCAGGGCGGGGCGATGGTCGAAAGCGTGCTGCGCGCCGCCGACGTCTCGCTGCCGCTGCGTCTGGTCCACGCGAGCCGCGGCAAATCCGCCCGCGCCGAGCCGATCGCCGCGCTCTACGAAACCGGCAAGGTTCGCCACGCCGGCCTGTTCAAGAAGCTGGAGGACCAGATGTGCGGCCTGATGGCGGGCGGCGGCTACGCAGGCCCCGGCCGCAGCCCCGACCGCGCCGACGCCCTCGTCTGGGCGCTGACCGAACTGATGATGAAGCCGGCGCGCGAGCCACGGGTGTGGGCGGTATGACCCTCCCCGGCACGGGGAGGTGGCAGCCGCCGCCGGGCGGCTGACGGAGGGGATTGGCCTCTGGCGCCGAGTTCGGGGTGAGTCCCCTCCACCACACTTCGTGTGGTCCCCCTCCCGTTCCGGGGAGGATTTTTGAAAGGTATTCTTATGTCATTCCTCACCACGCTCGCGTCCGCCTTCAAGGGCGGGGGCGGGCATTCGCACGTCCCGATCGGACGCGGGTATGTCTCGCCGTGGGCGACGGCTTTCGAGGCTTCGCCACGCGTCCCGCAGTTCGATTACCCCAGCGCGGTGCGCGAGGGCGATCTCGCCAATCCGGTTGCGCAGCGCAGCGTGCGCATCGTGGCGGAGGGGGTGGGCGGCGCCCCGCTTGCCGCCGACGATGCCGCGCTCGAGAGGCTGGTACGCAGTTCCTGCGGGACCACCCCGCTGCTCGAGGTGCTGGCGGCGCAATTGCTGCTCCACGGCAACGCCTATGTGCAGGTCATCAAGGACGCAGCCGGCGCTCCGGTTGAGCTGTTCCCCTTGCGGCCCGAGCGCGTGAGCGTGGTGGCGGGAGCGGATGGCTGGCCGGCCGCCTATGCCTACAAGGTCGGGGGCGACACCCTGACCATCGCGCCCCAGGACGAGGGCGGCTGGCCCAATTTGATCCACCTCAAGGGCTTCCACCCGGCGGACGATCATTACGGCGCGGGCTGCCTCTCCGCTGCGGCGCAGGCGGTGGCGGTGCACAATGCCGCCAGCCAGTGGAACCGCGCCCTGCTCGACAACGCCGCGCGGCCCTCGGGCGCGCTGGTCTATGCGCCGGGCGACGGCGCGCCGCTGGCCGCCGAACAGTTCGACCGCCTCAAGGAAGAGCTGACCGCCGCCTACCAGGGCGCGGGCAATGCCGGGCGGCCTATGGTGCTCGAGGGCGGGCTGTCATGGCAGTCGATGGCGTTGTCGCCCGCCGACATGGATTTCGCCGGATTGAAGGCTGCGGCGGCGCGCGACATCGCGCTCGCCTTCGGCGTCCCGCCGATGCTGCTCGGCCTGCCGGGCGACAACACCTACGCCAATTTCCGCGAGGCCGGGCGCGCGCTGTGGCGGCTGACGCTGCTGCCGCTGGCAGGGCGGATCCTCGACGGGCTGGCGCTGGGGCTGAGCCCGTGGTTCGCTGGGCGAGGCCTCACGGTCGATCTCGACCGCGTGCCCGCCCTCGCCGAGGACCGCGAGGCGCTGTGGGCGCAGGTCAGCGCGGCCGGTTTCCTCACGAACGAGGAGAAACGGGCGATGCTGGGGATCGCATCATGACGCGCGAAGACATGCTGGCGCGGCTCGTCGCGCAGGCGGTCACCACGCCGCCCGAGATCGTGACCATCCGTGCGCTGGTCGAAGAAGCGAGCGAACTGGGCGCGGCGCGCGCGCTCGAACGCCTCGGCCTCGACGACGCCAGCGCCAAGCAGGACATGGGCGAGCTGCGCGAGCTGCTCTCCGCCTGGCGCGACGCCAAGAAAAGCGCCTGGAAGGCGGCGATCGATTGGCTGGTGCGGGGGGTGCTCGCGCTGCTGCTGGTGGGGATCGCGCTGCGGCTCGGCGTCGGGGAGATGCTGCGGTGAGTGGCGCGAGCGTTCCGCCACAGTGTCTCGACGGTCGCGAGTCTAGGGCTCGCTGCTCGACACGAACGGAGGTCTTTCAAAGCCTTCATAACCACCCGCGTTCGTCTCGAGCGGAGGACGAAGCCCGTAGTCGAGATACGTCGCGCAACCTCCGCTTCGCCGGCTACGCGGCGCTGTTCGGGGTGCCTGACGCCGACCGCGACACCATTCTGCCCGGCGCCTTCGCGGCGACGCTGGCGGACAGACGCGAGCGGTTGCCGCTCTTCTGGCAGCATCGCCCGAGCCAGCGCATCGGCTGGATCGAGACGGCGCGGGAAGACGGGCGCGGCCTGCGCGTCGTCGCCAGCCTCGACCCCGGCACCCGCGCCGCGGCGGCGCTGGCAGGCGGCGAGGTGAGCGGGCTAAGCTTCGGCTACCGCGCGCGCGATTTCGCCATCACCCCGCAGGGCCGGACCTTGCGCGCCGTCGACCTGTTCGAGGTCAGCCTCGTCGTCCAGCCGCTCCAGCATGGGGCGCGGGTGCATTTCGTCTCTGAGTCCTCGCGAAGGCGGGGACCGCCCGCCGCCAAGCGCCGTCCCTCCTGAGACCCCCGCCTCCGCGGGAGCTCGGTTCCGCCGCCTCCGGGCGGCCTTTTTTGTGCCCGAAAGGAATACCATGGATACCGTAACCACCCCCATCGCCGGCATGGCGCCCGATCTCGCAGAAGCGAGCTTCGACATCGTCGCGCGCCAGGACGCCGCCGAGGCCGACATCGCCGCGCTTCAGGGCGACGTCATCGAGGTCAAGGCGCGCGTCGATCGGATCGCGGTCGCGGCGCAGCGGCCCGCCATCGGCGGCGCCCCCGCCGCGCCCGAGACAAAGGGCTTCGTCGACGGCTACCTGCGCCGCGGCCAGCTTAACGTTCCCGGGCTGGAGCTGAAGTCGCTCTCCGGCGCCGTAGCGGCCGATGGCGGCTACGCCGTCCCGCGCGAGATCGACGCGCTGATCGCGCGCGAGCTGACCGAAATCAGCCCGATCCGCGCCATCGCGCAGGTCGTGCAGACCGGCACCGCCGGCTATCGCAAGCTCGTCGCCAAGGGCGCGCCGGCCTCGGGCTGGGTCAGCGAGACCGCTGCGCGGCCGGAAACCGCCACCCCGACCTTCGCCGAGATCGCCCCGCCGACGGGTGAGCTTTACGCCAACCCGGCGGCGAGCCAGGCCATGCTCGATGATGCCGGCTTCGACCTCGAGAGCTGGCTCGCGAGCGAGATCGCGATGGAGTTCGCCCGCGCGGAAGGCGCGGCCTTCGTGAACGGCAGCGGCGTCAACCGGCCCAAGGGTTTCCTCCAGGCCCCGGTCAGCGCGCTCGGCGACACCACGCGCGCTTTCGGGACGGTGCAATATGTCGGCAGCGGCAACGCGACCGGCTTCGGCGCCGAGCCTGACGCCAAGCTGATCGATCTCATCCATTCGCTGAAGGCGGGCCACAGGCAGGGCGCGAGCTGGGTAATGAACTCGACGACGCTGGCCGAGGTGCGAAAGCTGAAAACCGCGGACGGCGCGTTCCTGTGGCAGCCGGGTCTGGTGGACGGCCAGCCCGACCGCCTGCTGGGTTATCCGGTGGTCGAGGCGGAGGACATGCCCGGCATCGCCGCGAACCAGTTCCCGATCGCCTTCGGCAACTTCCGTGCCGGCTATCTGATCGCCGAGCGCACGGCGACGCAGATCCTGCGCGATCCCTTCACGAACAAGCCGTTCGTGCACTTCTACGCCACCAAGCGGATCGGCGGACAGGTGCTGGATTCGGCGGCGATTAAACTTCTAAAAATAGAAGTTTGATTCTTTGTGGTTCCGCACCGGCGTCCGCCGGTGCGAAATCCTCGCTCATGCGGGCTGCGCCCGCGTCGCTGCGGGCGGCCGTTCGGCCTTGCGGGCTCCTAATCGGAGCCCGGACCAGCTCCGTTTCCGAGACTTCCACTGGTTCGGTCGGCGACCAGCCGACCGCAAGCGCGAACGCGCGCCCGCAGCGCCGTCCGGCACGACGACATCGCGCGCCGGAGGCGTGCGAAAACAAGAAAAGGAACCCACTATGCCGCTCCCGACCGGGGCGCCGCCATTGGCTGCGCTCAAGCAGTGGCTCGCCATCTCCACGCCGCAGGAAGACGCGCTGCTCGAGCGGCTGCTCGTGGTGGCGTGGCAGACCTGCGAGCGCTTT